TGTTACCCCTGAAAGGATGCCTTTAGCCAACATAGTCCCATAACGGACATCATCCGTGCCTGCCACCCACCAGCGTTCAGTTTCGCCTTTTTTTCTTTTAACTTCTGGATTGTCAACACAAAGAGGATGCTTTTCTAAGACTAACTTAGTCCCGTTACTGCACTTATACGCATCATCATCCGTAGTCCCTTGGTGGAGTATTTGCGTTTCAGGCCAACAGTAAATAACCCATGCATTGAAAACATCTAGAATTGTAGATTTTGAATGTCCGCGCGGCATCATGAGCAGCGCAGTACGACCCTTGATATAGAAATTTTCTAGGAAAATACAAACAAGGGCGTGGAAGTCTGGAACCTTCCAACCCTGTATATCTGCCCAAATTAAAAAGAAGGCTAGAAAGCTGATTTTTGGTTTAGTCATCAGCTCACCCGTTGTCTAATTTTATCCGCTTCTGTTTCTGCTTTTTTAATTAGATTTTGTTCATGTTTTTTTTGCGTATCCTCATCTGTACTAGCTGGCGGCAATGTCCCTCTACGATATGCCAATACTTGCTCGACTTTTGTGATAGCTGAGGCGCATTGGTTCAGCCCCTTGTAGAGCCATACTTTATTGCCACGATCCTCAGGTGTTTCAAAACCACATTCACTTGCTGCATATGCAATTTGAATAAGGTCATCAGTCATTTTCTCAGTGAGTTCTTCTAACTCTTTTGTTTGATCATCACGCATAAAAAAGCCCTCGCATATAATTCATATATACAAGGGCTTATGTAGTGGTATGTTGGGCGGTTTACTGGACTACCCGTTCAAAGTCAGGTGCACGAATATCGGTAACATCATCACCCCAGAAACGCTCGCGGTCTTGTTGTCGTTCTGCTTTACGTAAAGCCTTCTCACGATAGCCGGGTGCAATAGTGTCTTGAACTTCATCAAAGAACATTCGGTTAATTGCTGCTTTTGTATACCATAAATTTTGTGCTGGTATTTTGCCTTTCACAAATTTAAAGGCTTCATTGCCGAAATTGGTGTCCTTGCCTTCATTGTACTGAGTTAAATTACCAACCGTTAAGCCTAATAGAGCGGTGAAGTCACTACCAAGTGGACCAGATACAAAAGAGTTTGCATCACGACCAGAAGTATCTGTACCAGCAACTAAAATATCTCCTAGTACTGGTACTCCTCCACCAGCTACAACAGAACGCATAAAGAAACTAGTTGCCTTTTTAGGGTCATTACTATCATAAATGGTTTGTGGATCATTACCGTTTAGGATTTCACGTAGCTGTACTACCAAGCCGCCTAGCAAAGTCATACTGACAACAAGAGGTATTGCATATGCTGCCTTGCCTTTTAAGCCTTCTTGAGCCATTGTGCGACTGCCTTGTCGCATCAAGAATGAAGCCGAGAATGATTTAAATTGCATTAAGCCTTTAAATACCTCACCTGTGATAGTTCCCTTTGCGCCTACAGTCATCCATGTACGTTCACGAAGGCCTGCCTCAATAACAGCCATGCCCTGCTCATCAAGTAAATGCGCTTGAAGTTGTGAGGCAACTTGATCTTTCACCTGTTTTGGATCACCAAAGGCTGTAAGTTTCTCATCAGGAATTTCATAGATAGAACGCGCTGACATAAGTTGATTGCCTTTGCGGTCAACGACTGGATCTGCTAATTGGAAAACCTGCCATGCACGCTCATCTAAACCAGTGTTTGAAAGCAATTCACGATCTTGTGCATCTAAATCATTCCAAGCTTTTGAACGGCTTAAGCGGCCGTATTTCTCCATAAGTAACTTAGTGAACCCGACTTTAGAGGCCGATGTAAGTGCATTGAGGAATGATACCCGCATAACTTGAGTAGCAACCCCGCTTGATATACGAGCTAATTTCTCAGATTTACCATAAGTTGATGTAAGCCCATCATCCGACCAGCGTGCAATCGAGCCTAACATTTCTTCAGTAGCCAATCCTAAACTATGTGCTAGCTCCCGATCTGCTTTATTGGCTGGGTTAAGCTGTTCGATTAGTCCACCAAAAGCTTTACGGTAAGACACGTTATGCACACTAGCATTTTTAGCAATAGTTGCTTGATCTGCCAGTGATGCAATTGTGGTGCCGCCTAGCATTGAAGCCACGTTCATTGAACGATATGCAAGACCTAAGTTTGCCAAGACTTGGGACTGTGGCGAATTGCCCCCGCTAAACTCATCAAACATAACCTGAGCACGCTTGCGGCTGCTCTTGGTCTGGTTTTCCTCAATCCCTTTTTCCCAGTCCTTTTTGGCTGCGGCATCCATCAAAATTTTTAAAGCTGTTTTTGGATTGCTACCTAAGTTCTCAACCATAGCAATATCTTTCGATAAGCCATTAATATGAGCTTCGACCAAGTCTACAAACTGCATGCCGCCAAACTCTGATTGATATTCTAGCCATGATTCAGCATCTTTGAAATGCAAGACACGACTTTCACCATGACGGTTAGTTACTTTTGATGTGCCGCCACCTGTAGCTTGTCGGCCAACTTCAATTTTATTTGCACCGTCACTTGATAGAGTGTCATAGGTATATTCAAGCAATGAGCGTATTTCTTGCTGTGAGTAGTAATCACCGTTCTCATGCACATATTGGCGTGTGTCGATTAGTGATTCAGCTTTGTTTACCCATGCTTCTTTTCCAGCCTTGGCAATCTTTTCTAGGTTATGCGTTTGTGGCAATCCCCAATTGTCTAGCTTTCCAATGTCGCCACCGTTCCGATTAAATCGGTCACGCATGGTTTCGAAAACATCGCCCATCTTGTCACTGATCTTTTTAGCTAATGCATCGCCAGTGTTTTCACCGAAGCGCTCACGTACAATTTTTTGCACTAACTCTTGATCGGTGAAAATTCCTAAGCCGCCTTTAATGTTGGTGTAGAAGTCAACTAACTCACCACGATAGATTGAGGCAATGCCACGTGCTTTAGAGTCGATTGACTGAATGCCAGACATATCACCATGCGCGGCAACCATACGGTCTATGACTTCCATTGACGATAGTTTGCCATGGTCTAAAGCTGCAATATTTTGGGATTGCTTAAGGATGTCTTGAGCAGCAATTTTATGTTTGCGCTTTAACTGTTCTTGGATATCGAGAGCAACTTGCTTTGATGCCTCAGTTAATTTTTCTGCATCGGAAAGGTTGCGCCAGTTATTAATATCTTTGCGTGCAAGATTACGCATCGTTTCATTGATACGTGCTTCAATATCCATTGCTTCTTGTGCTGTAAGGGATTGCTTGCCAAGTGCTTTAGCTACCGCTTGTTTGCATTGTTCTTTCATAAAAAATGCCCAAATAGTTTTAGCTATTGGGACATCTTTTATATTGGGTTTTGTTGGGTAATGAAATTAGAGTGGCTTGATTCTATCTTTATGGAACTTCCTAACAAAAGGATATAACTTAATCCATTTTCCAAGATGTAATGAATATAAATCTCCATCCATTTCCTTAAACCAAATTTGGAACTCATCATCCATTACATAATGCGTTGCGCCTTTAGGAGCATTCTTTCTAATTTCTTCAATGTTCATGGCATGGACTTCCATATTAATTCGTGATCAGGGAAGTTACGGTGCCAGATTGGTAACACCTCTCTATCCTTTTTTTCAAAAGGATTGCTAACTAAATCTGACCTTACAGAAATAATGACATTATTTTCTTTAATAAGATTAGTTAATACCACTTCCATACCATCAATTGAATCATATTGACCAGATAATAAGGATGGATGAACAAAGACTAAATCTGGCTCTTTGTTAGTTCTCAGAATAAAATCACGCTTTTCACTCTTTATTTGTTCTATTATTTTTGAATCTTTAGACATATGCACCTCTGCATTACCTGATCATGGGTGTGGCAACTGTTCAGGTAAAACAGCGTTCGGTGATCAGCCTAGCCACAAATTGATTATACATTAGCCAAATTGTAAAGCACAGTTAAGTGCGGTCTGTGCTGCTAATATATCTTGTTCTGATTGCTTAATTTCTGCTTCAAGTTCAGCGTGATAGTCACGTAAAGTCATGGTGAATTCTTCTGGCTCACCCATTGAATTAATACGGCTTACTGCAATTGGTTGATCTGGATTTGAGAAAATCACATCAAGTGCGGCTTGTTCTTCTGGTGTTTCTCCGAACAATGAGCCTTGTCTTGGATCGCCCATGTTTTCAATGGCCTGAATCTCAGAGTTAATGGATTCACTAATCGCCTTTGCGCTCTTGCGGTTATTATCAAAGACCTCAAGAAATCTTCTTGCTCCATCACTTAATCCATCATCAATAAGTTGGCCTTGATTTAAATAGTCACGAACCTGTAAGCCATTTGCTTTTAAGTCTGTAAGCTTTTGTGCAGCTTGCGCCAAGTCTTGAGAAATACTGTTCTCAAAGCGACCACCTTGTTTCACTAAGTCATTAAGCTGTGAAAGTTGCGGAGCTGCACGGAGTAAGGCGTTTAGAACGTTTTTACTGTCATCATCTAGGTTTTCAGATAGGCGAGTTACAAGGTTAGAATCACCGTATGCACGTTGAACAATTGCCGATTCAATTCGGCGTTTACCTTCTTGAGATAAGCGACCATCACTTGTGATAACTGATCCACGCTCAGACTGCGGCAGTTGGTCTACAAAACTACGAACATAATCCATAGAGCCATCAATATTGATTGAACCATCATTATTGATTTTTAGTAGTGTCGAATCTGGCAGGCGATCAACATCACTCATAGCGCGCTCAGTTGCGCTGAATTGCGCCACATCGCTTTCATTGGCTAAACGGGAGAAAGCTACACGGTCAACATCACTAAGACGTGTACGTACCAAAACAGGCTGATTTAAGCCTGATATATCCATGCCTCTACTATTCGCCCAATTCTGAACAAATTCACGGTATGCATCTGCTCGGCCATTATCATAAGCGCGGCCAATAGCCAATGTACGGCCATTACCTGATTCGACAACATTATCGGGGCCAATGATTGGTGCACCGTCTGATAGCTTATAAGACTCGCCCAATAATTCAGGCTTTAAGTCATCGGCCATACGTTCAATTTGCTGGCGTGATGCTTCACGGGTTCTGTCGCGTGGCTGTAATTCACTTGGGTAAAGCGGATTTACACCGTATAACTGGTCGTTAGACGCTACTAAATCAGTCCAATCTTTCACTTCATAAGCGAAATCATAGCTTGAACCATCCATCCCATAGGCTGTGCTCGTTTCACCACCATAGCGTGAGCTTAACTGGTTCCATTTGTTGCGCCATTTGTTAATAGCTTCGCCAACTGTCATGCCAGACATACCGTTATTTTTAACAATAGCATCGGCATTTTTAGCATCGTACGAACGCACTACATCAATTAATGGGCGGCTAGGATCAGCTTTAAGAACTTTGACAGCTCCCCCTGGTCCAAGTAAGTGACCTAGATATTGCTCATGTGCAACCGGATCACGACCTAAGTTTTTACGTATGTAATTATTGGCCTGCTTAATGTGCTTTAAGCCGATGCGAATTTGCTCATCAACATTGTTGCGGTCTTTACCGCCTAAGTTTTTCCAAGAGTCATCTAAGACTTGGAAAAGACCATAAGCGCTTGATGTCGGGTTTTGCGCTGTATGATTAAATTTGCCGCCTGTCTCAATATGACTAATTGTTAAAGCTACACTAGGGTCTATACCGTCTTGTTTTGCGCGTAGTGCGATTTGTTTGGCGTTGGTAGGTAGTGAGCTAGTCGCATAATCAATCGTGTTTCTACGCGGCTCTCCTTGCACCGTGTTAGGCACACTAACTGGCTGCCCTTTTAGGATTTGTTCCGTTGCCACATCTAGGTTTTGATAGTGCTTGTTTTGCTGAACTGGATCTGTAGTTCGAACTGGTAAAGTTGTGTCTTCAAACTCAAAGCTATTTTTAACCAGAGCATCATTTAACGCATCATTACGAGTTTCAAAATCATCTGAATTAAGCTGGTTAATTTCAGCGTCAACGTCTTGGTCTAATTGATTTTGTCTTGAACCTAAGTAACGTGCACCACCAAACATTAATGAGTTAATAAGCAAGTCAGTAGCCACAGATTCGCCTGTAACTTCATATTGCTTAGCCTGCTTATCATAGCCATTAGATTTTAGAAGCTGCTCACTTGCATATTGCATACCAGTGTTTAGGCCAGTGGCACCACCAACTGACAATGCAGCATCGGCAACTAAACCACCTGTACCCTTAAACCCATAGCCAATAGGTAAAGCAGTACCAATCGCATCGCCTACAGCATTTACACCAGCTACTTTCAAAGCTGTGTTTTCATCTACGCCTTTACGGGTTAAATCGGTATAGACGTAATTACCAGTTGAACCACCTGTTAAAGTGGCTGCGCCTAAAGTGCCACTTGTTGCTACACCCAGCGTACCACGCCAGAGATAATCACCTATACCAACACCAATATTCCCGACAATGCCTGTATTGTCTTTGTCTTCTAGGTCAGCAATAGTTCCATAAACCAAATTGTCGCGGGCCTTTTCACGCTTAGCCTTGAACTCTTCATACGGTTCAATAAATTCGTTTGTAGAGACGTCTTTCAGACTATAGCTAACACGGTCTACAACGGCATCAATCGGTGCCGAAATTGCATCACCAACTTTGTTAAGGCCAATTGCCATACCACGGAAAGGTGAAGAGATAGCGCCATCAAATACACCCGGTTCATTTAGCCGAGTATCTGGATGCTGTAACCCCTGACTATTGAGCTTTTCAAAGTCCTGTTGGTTCTCACTAGATAAATCTGATAACCAGTTACTCATTATTTATCTACCCCATTCATGCGAATGCGCCAAACATTCCCTTTAACAACGAGAGGACGGCCACGTTCATTGATTAAGTCATACATCAAATCACCATTGGCTGCTTTGGTTGGAGAACGAGCTAAACGGAAGTTGTCTAAGTCGTTTACTGACATACCTGTAGCTTTAGAAATATCTGCATAACCCTTTTGAATTTTTGCTTCAAAAGTTGCGTCAGTCATTCCATAAGGTTTAGAGACTTTCCAGTCTGAAATGCCACGATCTGTATAATCCTTGAATCGGCCGCTTTGCGTATAAACACCACCTGTTGCAAGGCCTAATGCAGTACGTCCAATATCTTCTTTGTATTCATCCGCATCTTTATGGGTTTGCCCACGTGCTTCAGTTAAGTATGCATAGATAGCTTGGAAAGCAGCATAGTTAAGATTGGCTGTTTCACCAGATACAGACTGACCAACGTACTTGTTAAATTTTTCTTTTAACAGGGCATCTTTAGGCTGAATCATTTGCTTATTCTTAAGCGCCTGCTTACCTGCAACGATTGCTGTTGCTACATCTAACCCAGCGTCAGAACGGAAATTATTGGCACGCGCATAACCTGCCATTTGGTATGCCTGATCACCATTGCCTAACTGCCCTAACGCTTCGCCCCAAATCTTTGCACCATTCTTCACGCCTTTGGTTTGGGCAATCATAGCTCCAATAAAATTTAATTTTTGGTCTACAGTTGCATCCTCCCATGCTTGCTTTGCAGCTGGAAGCGCTTCATTAGGAATAGGTTTGATTGTTGCATTTGGGTCTTTATCACGCTGTGCTACTTGATAAGAACCAATCGTTATTATGTTCTTAGCAAATTCACTAGGGTTAACACGTAAACTTAGTGGGTTTACTTCTGGTAGCTCAATACCTTTTTCACGCAATGCCTGAGTCGGGTTTTCCTTAGCGGTTTTAAGCTTGTTATCGTAAATGCTTTGATAAGTCGCCAAGATTTTATTTTCTGCGACTGGATCGGCGGATGAACTATTCTTCATCTTTACCTTACGACTGTTGATCTCAGCAAGTTGTTGATCAGTGGTTAGACTCTGAAACCGCATGAAATCAGCAGATTGTTTTTTATAAAACTGGTATTCAGCCTCAGAAGGCGTACCTTTAACTGCCTGTTCGACATCGTTTTGATATTTCAAATCAAGTGGACGACCTGTCAAGGTACTTTGAATAAACTCATTAACGACCTTTTCAGCTTCGTTAATACGCTTGTTCTCTTGCACCTGCTGACGTTGTTGCAATGTAGTGATCTTACTTTGGATTTCAGTCTGAAATTTTTGAACTGCCGACCCATCAATAAACTTATAGTCTTTTAGACCAGTCGCAACTTCTTGAAGTCCTTCAACACTGTTTTGAGCAATTGCCGTTGTGATACGCGAGTTAATATCTGTGATGTCACGTGTTGTCTCATATTTATTTGTGAGCTCACTTTTCTGAGCTTCTGACAATGGCAGGCCAACAATGTTTTTTAAAAGATATTCTTTGCCTGCTTCACGACCCATACGTGTAGCCACATCGAAGAACCGATCAGCTAGAACCCCGCCTTTTTGCTCATCTGCACGTAATTGTAAAGGCAAGAACGAAGTACGTTGGCGCGTTACGTTGCTATCCCAGTATTTTTTTAAATCTTCCTGAGCGTGGCCCGGCAAGCTGTTTTGCAGTTCCGAAAACTTAGCATTCGACCAAGTGTTAAGTTCTTCATCGGCTTGCTGTGTATTGATCACACCATTACCAAGGCGGTTTTTAATGTCCACCACTTTGTCATTGAAGTCAGTAGATAATGACTCATCAAGCTTTAACTTGCCTTCTTTTTCTGCAAGCTGGTTGTTGTAAAGCTCTAAATTTTTAGCTGTAACTTCTTGCTGACGCTGCTGGTCATCACGTGCCTGTATTGCCCCACCAATAGAACGGCCAATTTCAGCCAAGCCAGTGTTAGGCGTAAACGATTGCATTTGAGCTTGTGGTGCTTCACGACCACGAGAAATAGGAATACGCATTATTTCCACCCACCATATGCTTGAGCAGCAGTATCAATGATGTTACTTGCCGCCTTCATGCCGTAATTGTTACGTTGTGCCTTACCTTGTCGGCGTACGTCCGCAGCCGCATAACCTGCCTGCATTTGGTTTAATAAGGCGTTGTAAGAAGCATCCGAGATAATCTCATCACTGATTACAACTGGCGCACCTACATTTACATCCAAGCCATTTTCAGCAGCCGCAGCCATAGCACTTGATGCGTCACGCTGCCCTTGTTCTTTAATCTTTTTGCTTTGAACTTTGGAAACGGATTGAATTGTTTTTGCATTACCCTTAGCTGTAGCGTCTGCCATAAGCGCATTTGAGATATTGCCAACAGCTTCAAGGCCCGAAGAAATAGCACCACCTTTGCACATGCTTAAACCTCCATCTCAAGAACATAGCCAATCAAATTAAAGCCAAGGCTTTCATATAGTTTTACTGTTTTATCTGCATGGATGCCTGTCATGGTTCCAATCTGGATACGGTCAGCATTCTTAAGCTGTGCCCACCCAATGAAAGTATTCACTAAAAGCTTGGCAATGTTAGATTTACGGTACTCAGGAAGAACATAAACGCCTTGTTCAAAAGCTAATTTGTGCCCTGTTCGCCAGTCCGTTTCAATAACACCGATGACTGTGCCAACTGGATTTTGATATTCATCTAGGGCTAGAAAAATTGAGTTATGTTTTTTGATTAAATATTCGAATAGATCAGATGCGCTTTGCTCATCAAATCCTTGTTTTGAAAAGATTGGCGATTCTTTAGTGAGACGCTTGCCGAAATCAACAAGCGTATCTAAATCATTTAGGTTTGCTGCCCGTACTTGCATCTCATTTCTCATTAATTGTTACCAACATAGAGATACTTTGCATGTGTAAAGGCATAGGTTTGTCGTGTGTTATCTTGACCTCAAGTTCATGCAATGATTGCCATCCAACAAATGAATCGACTACATAGCCAGTGTAAGGCAAGTTTACGAATGCTGATTGGTTGTAATACTTGGTCGACAGCTCTTGACCATTGATATATCCACCAACTGACGCATTCAAAAAGATAGCCATTTCGTGCACCTGAATCTTATGAAACATTGCAGTTGTTGGTACTTGGCTAAAGTCTGGTGGCAATAGGTCGATTTCAGTTTTAAACGGTTGGCCAAGGTGTACTGTTTGGGTTAGATCAGTGTTAGATAGCTTGATGTTGGTGCCATCAGTTGTGTAAGTTGAATAGAAATATCCATCCGCATTATTAAAATTAATCAGTGGATTATCTAAAACCTGAATATCAAGATTTAAAATAGACCCAACGCCATTAGTAACATTGATATCAAATTCACAATTGCTCTGTGCAGACTCGCTAAACTCTTCCAAAACTGTAGAACCATTGCGATTAGTAAGCATGAAACACTGGTCCTCACCTAAGCCCGTTGGCAAGGCGCAGATAGACAATACCTGACCACCAAAATCGTGCTGAGCCCAAGCATTCATTTCCTGATCACGGTTTAGTGTGATACTTGAGACTGCACCATCACCCATAACAATCCATACAATAGAGTTTGGTGTTTGCTGGAAGGTTAATTCTTTAATCCCAGCATGGTTTTCAGGTATATGTGGGGCAATTTGTGATAATTCAGGCGAGACAAGACCGTCAACTTCATAACGGTATGACATTGCACGTAAGCGCTCACCACCACGTTGTACAAAAAGCAGTTCATTACCCACGCGGCAAGGCTTAACATTCGCCTGAACACCATAAGAAGTGTGCTCATCAATCTGTGCTGAAGCTGGTGTCAATGGACCCTGCGAGTTAATTAAGAACTCAGCACCACCAGTTAATGCAACTACACCACCACGCTGTGATAGGTGCAAAATATTGTCAGATTGAGCTGAGCTTGAAGCAATGCTAAACGCATCTGCATCTTGAGTTGTCTCTAAGAAGTTGCCATCGTCACCAATTCGGCTAAACCACATCTGATTAGGACTTGTTTTTGTATTGGCAAATACTAAGCGCTGTTTAAAGAAGCACACTGCCTTTGGATAGCCTGCCTCAGCACTAAATGCGATACTTTTTAAAACCCAAGATTTAGCAATTGCCTGAACATCGGATGTAAGTTTTACCAGAACTTCACCATTCACACGGGATGGATCCACATATTCCGTGATTTTCACTTGGCCGCCATTAATTTCAACAATTGACCCAACACTTGCAGGTGTAAAAACGTTTGCTGCTTCGTTAGTTACTTCTTCCCATTCTGGTGTAGTTGCAGAAGGCTCTACTCCCTTATTGTCTGCGGTTGCTCGCCAAGTCTTACTATTGTGAATAACCCGGTCACCAGTTAAGTAAGTCTCAGTATTTGACCAGTTTGGGAATGATGAAGCAGTTAAGGAAATAACTTTCCCAACTTCTGTACCGGATGGAGATAAAGCTACGTTTGGAGTGCTGCCCAACTCATCATTAGGGTTCACACCAAAGGTAAAAGCCGCAAATTGCCAGTTAGTAAAGTCAGCAGAACAAAGTAAACGCTGTACAGGTGTATCACCTTGAACGAAATACATGCGGTATTTAGTGTGCGCATACTGTACTTCACGCACTTTTTGGGCCGTGTTGTAAGGTGTCACAGTTTCATAAACAACTGCATACGTTCTTGGGTTGTAAACCTTGAGGAAAGACACACCAAGGATAAGCAAATAGGTGTTTTCTGAGTTTGCAATAAACGGAATTAAACGTAATGCACCTGCAAAAATAGAACGGAACTTTGTGCCTGGTCGTTTCTTTGCTCCACCTTCAACCAAAGGCAATGCATTAAGCAATTTTTTGGCACCGTTTGCATATTGCTGAATGTCTGTGCGCGTCCAAAGTAACGGGCTTAACTCACCAGAACTCAGGTTATTTTTTAGGATCCACTGTCTCATTAGAAGCGCTCCCAATAGTAACTTGATTCTGCGTATTGAACGTCTTGGCTTGGTCGCTCCTGACCATTCACGGTACGTGCTTGCTTAATCAAAAACTGGAATTGTGCTTCTGCAGATTGACCAGCCGCATCACTTCCTGTGATTGGCTTGCAAAGCTTAGATGCCATTTTGTACGTCATGGCTTCAACTAACATTGCATCCCAAGTCTGCTCGTTGTCGTTGTCAAAAACATATTCAAGATAGACTACTTCGGTGTCGGCCAAGATATATCGGTTCTCGACTTCATAACGTTCAGTGTTAGCCGAAATAATCAGAACGTAATCACTAGGTAGTGGGAATGCATGAGCATAGCCAAAACTTGGATAGGTGGAGATTGGAGATAAGATTTGCCGTTTTTTGGCGCACGACCAAGGATGTGAGCGCAGTATTGATAAACGTGTAGTGTCATAAATATTACGGCACGTTTGAGCTAATTTTGAGTCTTCCTCAAAACTTGCAATTTGCTGCCCACCAATCATGCTCAATGCGTTATTGCAAATGGTGACTTTAGATACAGACATAAGAAAACCCCGAAGCTTTTTGGATAGTTTCTTCGGGGTTTTGATGTGTTTTGTTGGGTGTTAAATCATTCTTCCAAATACTTTTCTACCAACTCATCAATATCACGAGCGCGCTTGCTTAATGCTTGCTTAGTATCATTTGGAATTCTTGGGTCAAGCCCCATGCCACGCATAAAGTTCGCTACTGATTCTAACTGTCCAAGTAGCTCCTCTTTTAACTCTTCAACATTACTCATTGTTATTCCTTTCGCTACATTTACTTTGTTAAAAAAAGCACCCCACCGCCTGCCCTAACAGTGGGGTGAAAGCACTTACACTAAGTAATCGATAGCAACTACTTTTTGCTCGTTTGCACGACCAGCCGCAAATGAATGAACACCACCTACTTGTGAAATGTTCTTTTTGTCCGGACGTTTTGAAATGTCGAAGCCAGTAATATCAGCATCACCAAAATGAACGGCTGAGCTTGTATACATCACCGTACGTTTTTCGGTAGCACCACCAGCGCCATTGTTAAGTTTTTCGTAAGGGATCCAGTTCACACCTAACCACTTACCAGCTACAGCACCTTCTTGAAGCATCTTCACTGCCATAAAATCAGCAGATGTTAAGGTAGTATCACCTAAGATATCTTCAAGCATTGAAGCGGTGTAAATGATGTTCAGCGTTTCACCGTTATGCTCATCACATTCGTTTGCACGGAAGATTGACTTAGCTTTGATGATTTGCTGTTTCAAAGTCCCGAAACCCGAAAGAATGACCTGACCAGCCGGCAAGTTCACAGTAGCAGTAGACTTCACACCAGCATCGTTTACAGTTGTACGTGTTACGCCACCAACAAGCGCTTGATAAATGATGTCATCGATTTTGCGGTTACGCGCATTAATCAAGTTCTTCATGTATTTATCTGTTGGTACAGCTTTAAGTTTTGGTAAATCACGGCTTTCAATTGGGATGAACAAGTCATAATCTGCCATTAATGCAGTACGTACACCTGCATCTGGAATGGTCCAAGTGGTATCACCGAAACGGTTACCAGATGGAGACATTTCAACCTGCCCCATATCATTGATAGTGAATGATTCACCCTGAATTTTTCCACGGTTTACAGCAGTCTTCAGCAATCGAGACTCATTTTGCATTGCTGCAATTTCATAAGTATCGTGATACTGAATTACAAACGCTGCCGTGATTTTATTTTCATTCGCCATTGGTTAGCCCCCTAGCCATATGTCTTTTGGTAATAACTTTGAACTTGGGCATAAACACGCTTATGGTCAGGATGACTTTCATTCATGTACGCCTCTGATGCTGTCAATTCTTGAATGTTCTCGGCACCGCTTTGTTGGGTGTTTTGAGGCGGCATATCTTCTTGTAATGCCTTGCCAAAGTAGGCAGCAAGACGAATACCGAATGTTGGAGAGTCAACGTCTGCAACTTGAAGCCCAGCCGCTTGAATTGCTTGATTAGCGAAACGTAAGTTTGCTTCGTAATCGTTACCCCAATCCTGTTGAAGTGCTTCTACTTGCACGGCTGTGTGCTGGTCATAAGCCTTCATCACCACCGACATTTGCTCATTAGTTAGCCCAGCTTGATGAGCACTTTCTAAAAAAGCCTTGTTATCTTCATTAGATTTGAATGCATCGAAATCAAAGCCTTCCAGCTCCACTTTGTAATCATCCGCAGACTCAGGAATATTTGGCTTGGTTTCTGTTTCAGCTTCTGGCTGTTTCTGCTCTTGAGTTTGGCTCTCAACTGGTGGCGTTGCTGTATCCACAGGTGTTGTTTGAGTTTGTTCAGTTGCTTGAACGTTTTCTGTGTTTGTCTCTTGTTGTTCATTAAGCATCGTTCTCTACCTCACTGTAATTTGGGTCATTTGCTTTGTTGATTTCATTGATGATTCCAGCCACAACGCTTTGTTGACCAAGCTTGTAATTGGTTTCACGGTCTGTATTTGAGAAGGCATTGCGGCAATACTTTTGGGTCAGATGCTCAAGAATGCGTTGCCCGTTCAGATCCAGATCAAACACGACTCGGTATGTCTCTGGTGTTGCTGGGCGCAATGCTCTGTGTTGAACAAAAGTTCCAACTTCTTCGGGCTTCTGTTCCTTGTTGCGGAGGCTTTCTTCAAGCTGCTGAATGCGTGAAATGGCTTTATCTAATTCCTCTTGTGACTTAGCCAATTGAATGGTGGTATCTAAGTGCAATCGGTTCTCAGCCCAATATTTTTCTTCCCAATCCTCACCACGAACTTTGTAAGCTATGGCAAATGCAGCAGCCACGATAAAGGCCAGAACTGCAATTACAAAAAGGACATTAATCATTGTCGTGTCTCACTAGTTAATTCAGACTCAAGGCCCTTACCAACTGCATTGGCGAGTGGTTGTGCTAGAGCCTGCTCTTGTTCTTGTTGTGCAGCTTGTTGCTGTGCTTCTTGACGCTGCTTACGGATTGCATCGATCTGATCTTGAGTACGTAGAATTGCTGTAGGCACACCTAAGCCCATGCCTGAAACTTGCGCTACGGCATCCATATCTACGTTGTCTAGGATTGAAGGGTCTAACTCTGCTACTGATGAAAGGCCTTGCAAGAAGCGCTCAATTGCTGTGACTTCTTCCAATTGCTGTGACCGAGCCAAAGCGGAAATAAACTTGAATGACAGATTGCGGCCTTGCATTTCTTCTGGTGCTTCACCAATCACGCCAGCACGATACGCAAGCCCAAAAGTACGTTCTAACAAAGGCGTTAATAATTCAGCTTGCCAACGACCATACAGCGGTCCTAATTGCTGACGAATTAAGTCAACACGTACATGCACTTCGGTTGCTGTCATTGCCGGACCATCGGCAGGCTGCAACTGATCTGCCATCATCTTTTTACGGATTGCACCTTGAAGATGAGCTAACAAATCAACGCCAACTTGATAACCCTTGCCGTCATCAATGCGCTTCAATGAGTTCACATCATTAACGACAATGATTTTCCCGCCACCTAAGCGCACTGTACGGGGGTTAAACGTGCCATCATCAACGCCTGCATACATGCCTAGAGTTGAGATTTCGGCACTACGCAATGTGTCACGCATTAACTTGTTAGCTGTTTTAGCGTCCGGCAAAGCAATGGAGACTTGACCAGTCCCATAAACTGAATGTGGAATCTTTCTAAAGCGTGGAATTACAAAAGGAAATTCGTTGTAGCCTGTCTCACGTAAAATAATTTTTTCATCAACTTCAACGTGATATGACGCAAAAGGCATTTCCTTCGGCATCAACTGACGATCACCTTTGATGTAGCCAGTTTTACGCGGCTCAACTACCCACAAGACCTTAACCTTGCAATCTGGTTTAGACTTGTAAGTGTTGCGGACCTTCTCACTGACCTTGTTTTCGCCATACTCATTGACTAACGCGGCCATCGTCATTTCATATTCACGATAGAGTGTGTCAACTTTCTGATCTTGACGTGTTGAAGCTAGATAGCATTGCCCGATATCCCATGTCTGGAATACATAGCCTCCACCTGCATGACGATCTACATCGGCATACATTACGCCCCAACCCGCAACCACACAGTCGAGAACTAAATCAAAGATTTCGCTATCGTAGTTAGCACCGTGAATGTTGCGCCAAATGAATTGACATACTTCATCTAGCCACTTTTCACCGTCTGTAAGTTCGGCTGGATCATCAACACCATTCGGCACAGCTTTAAACCACAGCGCATTAGCTGGCGTGGTTCCTGAAATGATGCTCGATACAAGTAATTGCGTTGCTTCTGATAGTGTTGAATCTAATAGCTCAGCTCGTTGTGTCTTACGTGTATCTGTTACATCATCACCTATAAACGATTGCTGACGCTCAGGGGCCGCATAGCGATAGCACTCAGACCAATGCGGTTCTAAGCGGTTTCGCGCTGCTTTAAGCTCGCTTAAGCGTTTGCATAACCTTGCTACTAGCTCACTCATATCAGCCGCCTAAAGTTGTTTTCTTTTGGTTGTCTGTAGCAGACGCCAAAACAGTTGAAGCATTACGTTTACGACGCTCTGCCGTTGCTGCATTTGCATCTAATTGAGCTTGGTTTTTAGCAGCTGCATCTGCTGCTTCTGCATCAAAACCTTTTGAAGCGCCTTTGGTATCTGTAAGTCCAACCATGTCAGTCACAGATGAAAGGATTTTTCCTAATCCGCCTCCGCACATTAGTCCGCCTCCTTAGTTGACCAGCCCTTTTCAGTCAAAACAGGAATGCGTTTTTTAGGCTGTACTGCACCAGCGGCACTTGGCGCTTCTGGTTGCGTAGACTTCTTTAGCTCGTCAAGTTGGGCACGCATTTGCTCTAACTCTTGGCGCAATAGTTCTTCTTGAGTTGGACCAGTTTCACCTGTGTTTTGATCATCACCACCTGTGATATGACCTAAAGCAGCATCAGCCTGATCTTTAGTTGAAGTGTCTTGGTTTGTATCTGGTGTTTGTGCTTGTTGTTCTTGATTCGTCTCAGCAGTCACACCCGGTGTTTTAATTTCTCGTTTATTCGCAGCCATGAAAAAGCCCCATTCGTTGTGAATAGGGCTAGTGTTGTGTTTATTAAGTTGGGGTTTGTTGGGTGATTGAGCCGCTAATCTTCTTTTAGATATTTAGTTTTTAAAATTGATATCTCGTGTGACCTATGAAGAGAAGCAAACAATGCTTCATAAATATCATTTAGTTTCTCCCTATACTTTTTATAATCAAACTTAGCTACTTTATTTAAGTTTTTAGAAGTTTCACTCATGAGGCTTTGCAATTGTTGGGTTTCTGATATCTTGCTCTCCAACATGCCTAGGATCTCTATCATATCTTGCTTTTCTTCTTCACTTAAATTTTCAGTTGGGGTGTTTTCTGCCGCGTTTTTTAGTTCAATTAAATCGTTCACTTGAGTATGCAGGGTATCTATGATTTGGAGAAACATACTCATAACTTCAATTTTTAACTCATAATTCCTTTGCTCATATGATTCGATTTCTTGAGAATTCGAAAGTTTTATTTGCTCCAATACCCTTAAGTAGCCTTTATAAGCCAACCAAAATGCAACTATAGCTATAAATGTTTGTATCTGGCTTTTCCCAAGTAACTCCCAAATAAATACTACCCAACTGTATAATTCTTCAATCATTCTTTATCTCCTTTGGTGCATTATGCCAAAGTTTTGAGCCTCTTTGAATGTGGTCATTCTTCACCTGCCTCAAGAACATCAGTTCTTTCACGTGCTAGATATAGGTCAACTTCTTCAAGCAAGGTTTCATAGCGTCTTTTCGCTTCACTACCCAATACAGAAGCTTCCTTCTGAATTTCCCATGCTTTGTTGTAGTCCTTTTTACTGTGCACTGGCTCATCAGGGTCGTGCACAAAACAGTCCCGAAATTCTTCAAAGCGATTGATAGATTCTCTATGAACTTGAATCCAATGAATGAACATCATTCCGATTTTGGCTAATTCTTCGTTACTCACTGTCCTTCCCCCTTGAGCGCTTGCTCTAACACTCTGCGAATTGGCTTTAGTAAATAAAGCATGGAGACTTTATAGTTGCGCTCTTGCATATCTTTAGCCTTATCTCTGATACGCTCTATCGTCTCAATATTGAGTTCCACAACCTCGTTTGCTTCTTTTAGAATTTTCTCTAAAGCATCCACCCGCTTTTGCAGCTCCTCCACTTTCGCTTGCTGGTGCTGCCATACCTGATCAGCCAAACCTTTTGCACCTTCATAGCGATGAATATCTGCATCATCAATCCAGTAGTCGTAGGCATCTTTAAATACTTCTTCAAATGACTGCGGTTTATCCATCTCAAACATCCTTTGATATACACAGCGGGCTGATGTGGTTTTCTATGTGGGAGTCGTCGCCTAGGTCGTTGTCAATACGGTGGCCTGCTGCTATTTCTTTGGGAGTGGCGTGTCGAATTACAGAGCCAAAGAACTTCATTTCTCGTAGATAACCGTCATGACACTTAATAACCTTATCGCCAATTAATGGATCAATAATCCAATCACCAACTTTGAACTCTTTAAACTCACTCATGGCTGGCTCCTTCTAATAAGTAGCGCAGAGCCGTCAACCAAGCGGTATTAGCGCTAAGGTTTCCGTCTGTAATCTGCTTTTTTTGCTTAACATCCCAAACTTCATAAAGAGGCTTACGTGGTGACTCAACTTTTTTGCAGATCAGATTGCTATTAATTTTCAGACACCGTTCTTTAAAGTTACTCATCCCCGCCTCCGTATATTGATTCGTAATCAGCAATTGCTTGAAGCAACTTGTAGCCAGCCGATTCAGGTTTATCTTTGCAATGAGACAAGTCATATAGCTTTACATCATCAATGCCGCCCCATGATTCAACCAAATCCAAAGACTCCACAAGACGCTTGAGGTCGTAAATACAGATATCCCACCAAGCTTTCTCTTGCCCCATACATAAGCCAGCATCAAAACAACAGTCAGCAGCAGGATCAAAACTCTTAAATGCAAATTGATCTTTCTCATAATCCTCAATTAAGGTTTTGACGTTCTCCACCCCGTACTCACGAATAAATTGTTCTGGTTTCATACCGCTTCCCTCATAGCTAAATGACGCACGTCCCCACCCCATTGCAAAGCCATTGCATCTGCAATGCCTTGAAATGTTAAGCTTCTAGCTTTTCTGCGTTCTTCTGCTGGTAGTTTCAAGGTATCCAAATGCCACGGACTATCAGTGCCTTTTCCGTTTTTGTATTTCACAATCGTTGGCTCAACCACATTAGTTGCCTGTAAAGCTGGCAAGCCTTTCAACCATAAACAGGTAGCTTTTCGCTCAGGATCGCCAAACATGTACGGATGAATAACTTGTGATGGCTTTTGATAGGTTTTGCTCATGCATCCAATAGGGTTTTCAATAGCCACCATTTCACACTCCAGATCCGTAAAGAGTTTGAAAAATGCTATTGCTTGTTCACGATCTTTCAGCCGGGTAATAGCTTTTTGCCCGTAACGCTCAACGTTAAACCAACGATTGCCAGCTACAGATAGAAAGGTGCAAGGAGGATGAGCAACAACAAGATCCCAACCTTTATACAAAACATCACGAACATCACCTTGATAATGATTCCCTGGTGCTTCAGTCGGGAGTAGATCGCAAGACATAGCATTATGACCAAGAGCGGCAAAAGCATCACGAACACGGCCAGAGTATTCACATGCGACTAATACGTTTAATCGTTTCATTGTTGTAATTCCTCATCTAACTGAGCAGCGAACACATCTAAAGTTTCAAGTAGATCAAGCTGCCCTATATCGTATTTATATGTTTGCCACTCGCCTTCACGTGGTACGCGCTGTAAGCCTGTTTGCTCTTGCCACAACATGATGAATTGCTCACCGTGTATGTACTCTGGAATGGATCCAGTAGACCAAGAAGAAACAGTGCTGCCACCCGACACATCAAGGACGTATGCAATCTTTTCGTGTGACCATCCAAGGTTGCGTAAATCTAGAATCATGCGGTTGAAGTCTGGACGCTTATAACCTCGGCGTTTGAGCAAGAATCCTTTGGCTTTTTTTCTAGATTCGATAAAACGCGCGCGTGCGCGAGGGTTGTCTGTAAAAGCTGTACTATCAACACGCATATTCATCTCCTAGACCTCGCTAACCTTGAGCTTAATAAGCCCGCCTTTGATGACATTTCCACGCTTTACTAGAAGCTCATCGAACTGTTCATCATCTACACATAGACCGCATTTCACTAAGCTATCGATAGTCGCTTTTAGGTAGTTATCGATGTCTCGACATTGACGTGTAGGGAAATGAAAAGTCACTTCTAATTTGAGTCGTGCAGTTGATTTATGAGCCGGTACAACTTGGCGAACCAATGCATGAAAATCACGAGCTTTATTGCTTAGAAATCTTCTTTTTCCAGAAGCTACCCAGTAGTGATTTACTGACGGTGGTGCAGTTTTAATTTCACAATCTAAAATTACTTTTAAACCATCTTCGTAAAACGCTCTAATTTCGCTTGTATTAGCTTCATTTAGTTGTTCCGCCACCCTTACATCACTTTTGCTTTTATCGTGCTGTAATGTGCCTTTTTGTGCGATATTTCGCTTGTTTTGAATTGCTTCTAGCTGTTGTTCAGTTATTCTCATGATTTAGCCCCGTTCTCGATTCTTTTAATTGCGGCAATCAGTAATCGATATTCTTCACGTGTCATATGTGAAGGTGAATTTTCACCAACAATCGATCTAATCCGTTTAATTGAAATTCCTGTTTCTTCTGCAAGTTGTTTTCTGCGAGTGCCGATTTCTTCCTCTTGCAAAACCCATCGAAAAATCCTGAACTTCTCAATTCGAGAAGCTTTTTTTGCTAAAAAGCGTGTTGTGTGCTCTGGTTTGTGTGTAAATTCACATCCTTGATAAGTTTTAATTTGACCACCAGAAGCCAAGAATTCATGAACTTCAGATGCTAATTGCTTAGATTCCATTACTTTCTGATAAATACTCATGCGACTTTCTCCAGATGACCAATCAAGCTATTGAGTAACTTTGCTGCTCCATTGACCTGCTTAACCATTGCTGTACAACGTGCAACAGCTACCGCTTTGACAGCCTTGAATGAATCGTCATAGTCCTTATCCATTTCTCGAAGCCATTGCTTAGTGACACCTTCCCAACGCTTTGTGAAATTTCCGTCTTGAACTTTGATGTGCTTAGCACCGTTAAGGACTTCATTCATCGACATTGGCTTGTTAAATTTCCATTCCATCTCACACTCTGAAACAGTTCCATCATCACCATGCAACGTAGTCGTAATGGTTAAAGACCAGATTTGTTTCTTATCAACACGACGAGTTAGATACAGTGGGAAGAAGGTTCCCTTGTAAGTTTCAATAAGCTCCTGATCGGTTGGCTCTCTGCCCAAACCTTCTAGCCATTCAGCCATTGAAATGATTTCCCATTCAGCAACTAAGCTTTTCTTAACTGATTTCATACCGCCCTCGCATCTTTCCAGTTGCACTCAATGGTTGTGAGTCCGCCATGTTGGAAACGTGACCATAGGCGATCACCCAAATCATTTTTGAGTTGTTCAAGTGTCATGTTTGAAATGAGCATCGTTGCTTTGCATGCGTCATAGCGTGAGTAAAGAACTTTGTGCACCAGCTCTAAGCGCTTATCACGGTCATGCAATCCGTACTCGTCAAGAATGAGCAAGTCATATGTCGTGAACTCATAAATTACTGACTGCTCTGATTGATCTTTTGTGTCCTTGTCCCACGCTTTCATGATGCGTTGAGCCAATTCTTCGCTTGTGATGTAGCGTGCATAGTTGCCTTTCGCTAAAAGCGTTCTTGCAGTTGCACACGCCAAATGTGTTTTACCTGTTCCGGTACTTCCGACCATAACTAGGTTTTCGACTTCGCCCTTCACGATCTTTTTGGCAAAGTTGGCTGTTTGAGTTAAAGCGTTCTTCTGGCCGGGCAAAGGCGTGTTGTAATTTCTGAACCCAGCGTTTTTGTGACGTTCTGGAATCATTGCGCCTGCAAAGTGTTTTTCACGTACAGACTTCTGAACTTCGAACGCATGTTCTTGGTTTGCTTTTTCCACATACTCGATTGCACATTGTGGACAGCCTTGGAAGCCTCCCATGATGATTTCTTTCACGTTGTGTTTAGTGCAGAAATCTGAACCTTGTAAAACCTCTGGATTAAGCATTGCGTTCATAGCATCCAATCCTCCAATTCAACAGGTTCACCTGCATTGCTGTAATCAGGATTGATGTTTTCCCATGCTGCATTCACATTTCGAGAATCGATTTGCTCTTGTGCCTTCGGTACAGGCTTGCGACTTGAGAAATTGCGTTTAATCCACTTCACGAAGTTTGTGTACATTTGGGTATCTGTAAGCAGACCCCCTTCAAGTTTTGTTGAGTAGTACCCGTTGATCTCAAGCAACCAACCATCGACTTCAGATTGAGTCATTTTTGCGATACCTGATCTTTGCAACCAAGCATTCAAAGAATCCAAATTGGGAGTCCAAAGTTTTAGAACAGCATCGACTGGATTTTCACTACATACATTTTCTTTAAAGTTTTCTTTAATATTTTCTTTTGTAGTGTCCCCATTTTTGGGAGTAGTCCCCTCCCCATTTTTGGGAGTAGTCCCCTCCCCATTTTTGGGAGTAGTCCCCTCCCCATTTTTGGGAGTAGTCCCATTTTCAGGGAGTACCTTATTTTGGGAGTGGTTTTCTAGCAAAAAATAGGTATTTAATCCGCCAGTTTTGCGCTCAACTTTGATTAAACTTTTCTGTTCAAGTTCTTTAATTGAGGCATAGACCTTATCTGTTTTTTTGATACCGCACACTTCTTGAAATTGCGTTGTAGCAATCTTGTCTGAGTTGCGATTAAAACCAGAAGTCTGACGAATTATTAGCATCAAACATTTAAATGCCTTGTCGCTTAATTGCGCCATTATTTGCTCGTCAATTAAAGAGTTAGGCAATCTTGTATAGCCTTCTTCTTTCTTTGACATATCTTGTCGCTCTTGTTTTGGAAACGGAATAACATCACCTTGTGGTGAGTCATGTTTATGTGCTAAATTCATATTTCAGTTCTCGTTTCATTGCTTTGCAGTGGAATGGCAAATTAGGTTCAACTGTTCCCGCAGTTGGGCCTTTTTTGTGCCTGTGTGTTTTGGTGTCACATCTCTTAAAGGCGGAGATGGCATCAATTCAAAATCACTGGTATTCCTTGTATCTTCGGTAACTGTGGTCAGATCGATAGGCATTTGTAGACAATTAAGCATCTCCTCAACCTCGAAGATTATGTCCATGGCAGCTATACGCATTAGCTCTGATGAGCCATTTAACTTTCTAGAACGCGCAATACGCTCTAATTTGATTTTCATTTCTTCCGTGCACTTAAAGGTGACACTTGCGGTTAATTTCTCGGCCATGTCACCACCTAAGCCGCTTTGATCGTGTGTGGGATGTTGGGATTAACAAGCAATAATTTAGAGGCCGAACCTTCAGGAACCATATCGCCCCATAAGCTAACTGCTTGTTTACTAATCCCAATTGCTTTTGCCACACCGACTTTGGTTTTGAACGCCTGAATGGCGTCACTTTTCTTCATCAGTACTTGCACTTTCTTTACTCCAGTAAACAAAGACAAGTAAAGCATACTTTACTTAATTAAATCAAGCAAACTTTACTTATAAAAAGTTAAGCTAGCTTTACTAATTTGGGAATTTTTATTATGTCTTCGCTTCAAGAACGCATGCATCAAGCCAAAAAGCACTACGAATCAACTCGTAATAAAAAACTAAAAAACACAGAAATGGCTGAATTCTGTAAAGTAAGTAAAGCAAGTGTTGGTCAGTGGTTTAATGGACCAACAAAAGAACTGGATGGCAGTAACTTGACTCTTGCAGCAGAATTCTTAGGTGTTAACCATAAATGGCTTGCTGGCGAACGTGCCCCAATGCTGCTAGATAAAAAATCAGATGCGAATGTAGTATTTAATAATGATGAAATTAGCAAAATCCCTGTACTAGATTATGTACAAGCTGGCCTTTTTAACTCTGTTGGTTACGATGGGGTAAATCCAATAGGCGAAACTTATACGACTTATAAATCCGCAAAAGAAAAAAGTGTATTTAGTCTTACCGTTCAGGGTGACAGTATGTTGCCAGACTTTAAACCAGGTGATCTTTTAACAATCGACACAGCATTAATGCCTCAGCCCGGTTCCTTTGTGGTAGCTCAAAACGGTGACTATGAGGCAACTTTCAAGAAGTATCGAGTAATTGGATATGATGATTTTGGAAGGGAAATTTTTGAGTTAGTTCCTTTAAATCCAGACTACCCAACACTTTCATCACTTAATCACAATATATCAATTATAGGTGTGATGGTCTTACATATGAGGAAATATAAGTGAATGGATTAAATAAAATATGGGAATTTGGCTCGAAAGAGCCAATTCAGAGGATTGGTATTTTAGTTTTTGCAGTAGGGATTATTTCCTTATTATCATGGATTTATAAGGAGAATTTAGATTTAAATCAAATACTAAATCCTGAATATTTTCCTCAAAAAAGAGATGGCCTATTCTTTCATTTATTTTTGTATTTTATACCAGTTGGCTTTTTGCTTTCTTGGGGGTATTTCTTATTATTAAAAATTAAAAGGTGGATCTTTTATAAAAAAACATCTGGTGAAAAATTAATTTTTAAAGACAATCTGTCAGCCTTTTCATTTGCAACTACCATCCACAAGCCTTTATTTGAAAAAAATCAAATGAGTTTTGGGATAATTCAGGAAGTTATTCATAATAATAACTCTATCCAAGGTTTTTTAGTTCAATTGGCAAATAGTGAAGGTACAACTTTAGTCGCTGGAATTAATGATAAGTATCAAAACTCATTAGGTAAAAATGACTTAGTTTATTGGGGGTTTGTCAGTCCATCAAAAGAACATTTTAAATTTGAGGCGTCAGGTTATATTTTGGCTTTATTAGAGCCTGAATATGATGTAGATAAAAAAGAATGGTTAATTGCAAAAGACTTAACTAAATAAATTCTAAATCGCTTCGTCTGAACCACTATGCATATAGTGGTTTTTTATTGCTCATACAAAAAAGTAAAGTGTACTTAAAAATAATTAGTAAAGTAGGCTTTACAATGTTCGTAAGGTAAAGTATGCTTTACTCACCTTATAGACAAAACCGCCATAGGGGTCGAAGTCTAGGCGGTTTGCATCTAATGCGGAGATAAGTATGAATCAAAGAATTGAAAAGTACAAGTTTAGCCAAGCCTTTAGGGATGGTTCGAAAGCTTTCGTAGCTTTCTGGGTTATCACCTTCATTGTATTTACCTTCTTACGTGGCTGTGCCGACGAGCAACACGTCAACGAACTCAAAGCAAAACAGAACATGTATGTGCGTGTGCAAGTGGAAGGAGCTAAATAATGGAACGTTCATTTAGTTGTAGTGATGAAGTATGGGATGTGTTTTACCATCCAGAAGAGGCCCTTTCCCTTCTACAAGAAAATGGTGATTTAGAAGTTGGTTCGTCATTTTTTACAGGAGTAGAGCTGGTTAGAAAACCTTGCGATTTCTTGTACAACCATGCGGCTCAATTGCTCGAAAACTTAGATGAAACTCTTTTTGATGAAACTGGAACTGATGATGAGTTTTATACCAGTAAACAGAACTATGCAAAACGAGAGCAACTTTCCCAGTTAATTGGCGAATGGCTAGATCAAAACATGGAAGGAAATCTGTCTTTCATAGAACTGATTGAAGAAATCGAAGTAACTCAAGAAATGATTGACGCTTTCCATGCAAACGCGCCGATTCCATTGCCTGAGTTTAAGCATAAAGAAGAAGTACGCGTTCAGGTTGAGGGGGTGAAGTGATGGCTAAGAAATATCAAGAACTTGCCCAGAAGATTCAAGAAGCACGAATCATTGGCAAGAAAGCAGCAGATGCTGTTGAAGACAAAGGTACTTGCAACCTAGATAAAGTCGTAATTTGTGGACTGCCAAAGGTGCGCGAAACCTCTCTAAATAATGTAGGCATTAACTGCTACAAACATTGGTCTCATGCAGGAGCATTTGTTCTTTCAGGTAGTTTTGGCATGGGCGATAAAAATACTGCTGGTGTAGAAGCTATGTCTGCTCACCTTAAAAGCTTGGGTGTTGATTGCTACATCCACTGGCAAATGGATTAAGGAGCCCTCTCATGGATAACTACAAAATCAAAGTTAAAGATGAAGCTAGGGCAAATGAAGCAAGGGATCTATTTAAGGCACTTGGTTACCATCCTGATAACTCTTCATATGAACCATACGTGGAATGGGTTGCAGTTTTTGAAGATGGTAGCGGAAGTTTCTACAGCCACAATATGAATTTGAATGAGTGCGTAGAAATTACTATAGCTCAACTACGCGACCTTGTTGTGTTGAAGCGTAATGATTCACGTGATGCAAATGTGAATCAGGGTGGCGAAATACCTTGTTTGTATGACTTGTATTTAACAGCAGATAGAGAACTTTATTTTTATCACTGTGGCAAAGGAAAGTGGCTTCTATCAAATCTAAATCATGATGAAGATTACTACGCAACATTAAAGCCAATTGAAAAGTTACAACCCCAAGACCCAGCCTTGATTAGCGGTGCGGATGTTCCTGCACTAATCAAAAAAGGTGAATCAGTTCAATTTCGCTCTGTATTTAATGTTCAGGGTGGTGGTGAATGGGAAGACCTTGACCTTGAACGTGATGAGGAAGAGTTCTCATTAGGTGATTTTATTAACACTCGTTTTGAATGGCGCATCAAACCCCAAACCATCAAGGTTGAACTTGAAATCCCTGCTCCATACAAAGCAAAGATTGGTGGTCGTGATGACACTTCATTCGTTTTGAATGTGGGTAGACATCAATATCTTTACCAAAATGAAGATGACTACACAAAGGCTCGTGACGCTTTAGAAGCAGTGTTTGACGAAGCAGTGAGAGGTACTAACTCATGAATATGTTAGCCAATATCTCGTTTGATGCTGCGGTATTCACTAGCCTTGAAGTGATGAATGTAGGCGTTGAGGATGGCGTTGTTCAGTTCTCTTTATCAGTTCACAACGCTGAGCACATCTACATCGTGGCAAGTGTCAAAGGAATTGAGAAAAACGACAGTTTTGAATATGGCGAAGGCTTGGATTATCAAGACTGGAAAGATGTGGATTACACCATGATGATAGTCGATTCAACTAGCCGACCACATGTCGATGACTTTGATTATGTCGATGCAGTCGAAGGTATGCCATTTGCTCTTACTTCTACTCAAATTCAAAAGCTGAATGAGTATTTAGAAGAACTGGCAAGAGAAGAAAAAATCAATGAGTTGAGAGGTGGGTGATGTCTAAACGCGCCCTACTCCATAAGTCAAAACTAGAAGATTTCAAGTCTTGGCTTATTGAAAACCAAATTCAGTATCGAGATGGCAAAGGTGATTTTCAGGTTTTACAGGTTGAAGTAAAAGACAGGTTTTACCCGATATACGACAGGCTTCAAGGCGCCCACTTCACAACCCAAAGAGAACTCATCCCTTTAGTTAAAAGATACATCGCAAGCGTAAAGAATTAGGAGAAGATTATGAATGTGCCAGTGCAAAACAACATCGTTCAAGCTCAAATGCATAAAGTGGCATTAGCTTTCGATATGGTCGATGTGGATCCTGAACAATTAAAGAAAACCCTTACAGATACAGTGTTTAAAGGTGCAAATGATGTTCAGTTAGTTAGTCTCCTAATTGTCGCTAACCAATACAAACTAAACCCTTTCACCAAAGAAATTTATGCATTCCCTGCAAAAGGTGGCGGCATTGTTCCTGTAGTTGGTGTTGATGGTTGGGCACGAATTATTAATGACAATCCTGTTTGTGATGGTATTCAGTTTGAACAAGACGACGAATCATGCACATGCAAGATTTTCCGCAAAGACCGCAACCACCCTACTGTTGTGACTGAATACTTATCTGAGTGTCAGGGTAATTCAGAGCCTTGGAAGAAGTATCCAAAGCGGATGTTGCGCCATAAGGCTTTAATTCAATGTGCTCGTGTTGCTTTCGGCTTCTCAGGTATTTATGACGAAGATGAAGCCCGTCGTATTGATGATTGCCAAACTTCTACAGTTAAGACTGTTAGTTCAGATGTTCCGCAAGGTTATGAAGCTTATGAACAGCAGCATTTAGACACTATGCGCGCTTTGGCAATGGAAGGCACAGAAGCTTTGCAAACTGGATACGCTGAATTACCGCAAGGCGACTGCAAAAAATACTTCTGGACTAAGCATAGCGCTTCATTAAAAGAAGCAGCTCAACATGCTGACCAACCACAAGGACAAGTATATGAACATTCTCCAGCGTAGTGAAGATTGGCATTCAGAACGCTGTGGGAAAGTCACAGCAAGCCGAGTAAAGGATTTATATGCAAAGCCAAATAAAGGCAAAGCTTTAAATGCATTGGGTTTAACAATTCTAGCTGAGCGCCTCACTGGCGTTCAGAAGGAAATCTTCACAAACACAGCAATGCAATGGGGTATCGACAACGAGCCTTATGCAATAGCGGCTTATGAAAATGAGACAGGTAACTTTGTAGTCGGAACAGGCTTAATTGACCACCCTTTCATTGAAATGTTTGGGGCTTCACCAGATGGGCTTGTACTTGTTGAGGGTCAAATTGAAGTTAAGTGCCCTGACACGACAACTCATTTGAATACCCTTCTGACTAAGCAAGTGCCAGACGAGTACATTCCTCAAATTACTTGTCAGTTGGCTTGTACTCGTCGTGAATGGTGTGACTTTGTGAGTTATGACCCGCGTCTACCAGAAGAACTACAGATCATCATCATTCGCGTCTTTGCCAAAGACTTGGCTATCGAAGCACTAGAGCAAGATGTCCGCAAGTTCAACAAGGCTATAGATGACGCGATTAAAACATTGAAGGTGGCAGCATGAACGACTTAGAAATAAATGGTTATAAGATTTTTGAAAATTATGATGAAGCTGTTTATGCAGCTAAATCAAAAGAAGATGTTTACGATTTTTTCGTTGAAAACTATGGCCCTACTGAAGAATGCCAAGGCGAAACGAAGGAACAATTCATTGAAAACCTAATTGAAATAGATGTTGGTAGTGAATTTGCACAACGAATGAGAACGTACATCAGTGATGATACTGGCGAGGTGTCTGAATCTTCGCATTATGAACAATACAAAGAGGTTGCTTCTAAAGACGAAGGAACTGAAGTAATTGCATATTTAGTTTGGTGAGGACAGCAGCATGACAGATTTGAATAAGGAAAGAGAGCTAGAGCTTTTCAATGCTTTTGTTGAGAAAAATCTACCAGAACTTTTTGAAAAGCATAGCAATGGTAATTTCTTTGCAAAAGTTACTTATGACTCTATGTTTGGTGCTTGGTTGGGAGCCAAAGCTCAGGCGGTGCCAGAGGGCTGGGTAATTGCTCCCCAAGAATTGCCTTTGGATATGGCTTTAAAAATTGCAAAAGAGCGAATTTTAGAACAGCCACCAGTAAAGGACCCTGTTCTGAATGAGATCTTGGAAAAAGCCCACAAGGAAAATATTCAATCTGAACAATGTCGCTTAATGCGCGATTACAAGGAAATGGTTAAACGGTTAAGCGAATCGGGAGCTGAAAAATGAAAATGAACGCACCAATTAAACTTGAAATGAAAGTTTATGCAGTTAATAAAGATGGGCAACAAGCAATTGTTACTATGTCACTCCCTCTTGGTCAGTACCCTACGCGTTCAACGCTTGAAAAGATATTTAAGGATGCTGAAGGCCACTTGCCAGATGATTTTCGCGTGATGAATAAATCTGAGTTTTTTAACGCATACCTTCAAGAAGAGTACGGGACAACTGAAAAATTCGCTACACCTGGTTCTCGTGAATTTACTGATGATGTTATTGAAATGGATGAATCGGGAGCTGAGGGATGAGTGAATTAATTAAGGTTTTGGATGGTGGTGATTTCCGTGATCGTTGGAATGAGCTTTGTATCAAGCTAGAAGATTATGAAAACATCAATTGTGATAATTACGAACAAGAGCTCCATGATTTATTTGAATACCACAGCTTTAAATTTGATGAATCAAAGCACGAATATTGGGAAATCGAATAATGAGTGAAGTTAAAGCGGAAAGTAAGGAGGGGTGAATGGGGATTATGCAGTTTTCAATCACTTTGGAGGGTGATACCCCTCCTCAGATTTTACTTGGTCAAAACCTTGGTGGTGCTATTGTCACCAAGCTTGAACAGGTCAAACAAGAGTTAGTAAGTGCTGCTGAATTGGCGAAGGTATATAACTTAAGTGTTACTACCATTCGAGAAAAGCTTGTCTCAATCAATCAAGGTACAGAAGGTAAGCACATGTATGATCCTGAGCGAGCACGACAAATATTAACTAAAAAAGATGCAAACAAACGTGGTAGAAAGAGAGCTAACTAGCTCTCACTACTATTAAACATTTCTACAAGGTCCTGTGCGTTAGGGTTGTAGTAAGTATTAATTAAAATACCAATAGTCTTATGCCCTGTTATTTTTGCTAGTACTTCAACTGGTAGTTTTCTTTCCCTTACCATTCTTGTAATTGCTTCATGCCGTGTGTCATGAAAGTTAATGTGCTTCAGATCAGCAGCATCACGAATTTTTATCCATGTCCGTTTAAAAGTCTCAGCTTTAACTGGCAGTAAAATATCACTGTTTGACGGTAGTATTGATATAAGTCTTTTAGCTTCTTTAGACAATGGCACATTCCTAGACTCGCCATTCTTCGTCATAGGAAGGTGGACAAAGCCATCTTTAATGTCCTCTCTCCGCATACCAAGTATTTCGCCTTGTCTCATTGCTGTTTCAAGTGCAAATAACATTGCCCAACATACATAATGCTTTACGAATCTTGGAGGGTTATTCTTATCCCACTTAGCTTGCTGTAGAATTTTTTCTTGATCGTCAAAAGTAATACGCTGGCTTCGGCTCTTCCCCTTTTCAGGTTTAATTACGTTTTGCCAAACATTAGATTCAATTAAAAATAATTCTTTTTGAGCATAGGTAAATATTGATGAAAAAATAGAGAACTCATATAAGACAGTTCCATTTTTTACTTCAAGTACCCTTTTATTTCGCCACCTAGCTATATCGCTTGGCTTGAAGTCATATATTGATTTAGATGCCAATTCACCAACAATACGTTCCAGATTGTCTAACTTATTTCTAATGACATGCTTTGATCTTAATTTAATTCCCTTTTCTGCATAGTATTTTTCGCAAAGCATCTTAAAAGGATAAGGTGTCTTTATCCCCTTTTCTTCTTGCACTTTTCCAGATTTCAGCTCAAGCAGTTTCATAGCAGCCCATTGTTCACATTCTTTTTCTGTGTCTCTGGTGCATGAATATCTTTTATTTTCGTAGGTCACAGTAATACGGTACGTTTGCCCACGCTTGATAGGTTTAGGTAATTTCATTCTTGGTGCAGATTTGGTGCAGATTACTTTTTATTTTACTCATTTTATAAAAAAAATAGTCAAAATAATCACTATATGGTGCAAATATAGGTGACTAAAACAGGTTAATTTAACCCACAAAAACAATATAAATTGTTGATATTTAACAAGTCTAAAATTATGAGAATAATTTTCAACTCAACTTTATCAACAATATGTACAGCATGTGGGCTAAATAACCTTTTTAATTATATTGTGGGTATAAAACTATTTTTTTGTGTTGATAAACCATTTGCAATAACAGCTTGATCATAAATTCTAGCTTCAGCAAGTGCAAATGGATTGAAATTTTCATGAGTAAGTAACTCTGCAATATGCCCTACCACATTCATATGGCAAACAACCACAATCGACTCATAAGGAATTTGAGATAGCCATTCAATCGCTTCTTTTGCATCATCGTCAGGCTTAATTTTGTCGCATAACAACACTGGCACATCTTTAAAATAGGTCTGGATATGCGCCAACGTTTCCTGAGCACGCAGCAAAGGACTAACAACAAAAATATCTGGTTTTACAATATCCTTTAAAAAGGTTGCCGTTTGCTCAGCCTGTGCATGTCCACGCGCAGTAAGGGGACGTTTAATATCATTACCATTTACTGGCGGAGCAGCTTCCCCATGACGAACTAATGTCAGTTGCAT